CAGCACTTTGAATGTTTGATTGATATCTCGAAGAGAGTTCTTAAATTCTTTCTCACCCTCAACACCTATTTTTAGGCCGAAGTCCGACATAGCGTTCACCTCCTTTGGGGCATGAAAAAAGACACCGTTGTAGGTGCCACTCTAAATGGTTTTGTTATAGAAATTCCGGTATTATTTCATCGATGTAGCGCTCTTGTTTCGGTTTCGATATTCCGGTAAATTGCTTGTGACATTCCCAAAGGTCCATCAAATAGCCAATGGGCATGAGCCACACTTCATCTTCTAAACGTCTTAAATGGACTGTTCCAAAGTAGATAAGTCGGGTAAAGACTTGTTCATCACTTACCCGACCACCTCGTTTTTTGAGTCGTCACTCTCCACATTCCTTTTTGTGCCTTTCATCATACTGGCCATAATGGCGTTTTTGTAATTAGCCAGGTCAAAGGGAGTGGTAAGAAGCTCCACTTCATCTTCTGTGAGCAGTTCTTTTTTATCATCCTTGTTCCTAATATTGTGGATCAGGATGGACTGATTGGCTAGGAGGGTGATGAGCCAAACAACCTCCTCTAGCGCCATTTCAAAGTTCTCAGTTTTCATAAGCTTATCGCCCAGGTTTTCAAGTCCTCCATAGCGTTTGGCAATTTCCTTTGTAGCTTTAGTGGTAAGAATCATCTTAAACTCCGTGCCGCCAATATCAATGGTGGTACTTCGTTCTTCAGCGGCCTCATCAACCTTTAATTTTTCATCTGTCATGATCAACCCTCCCGTTAAGAAACAACAACAGTAGCCACTGTAGTCGTCACGTTTTCTGCACCACTAGAGCTTAAGACGCAGTAGTAGTAATAGGTATCCGCCAGAAGGTCCGTTGGAATATCAAAGCTCGCAGAAGTTTCTCCATTAATGGTAGTACCGCCAGTGGTGCTATCAGTGGTATTTTCATACCATTGATAGGTTACAGGGTTTGAGGTGTTGGAATTTGCCACAACAGAAAGGCTTCCAGAAATGCTTCCTGTGGTTACTTCAGTTAAGCTTGCTGGTTGAGTTGTGATTGTAATGGTTGGGGTTACGGCTGTAAAGTCTGGTTCATACACAGAAGCAAACCAACTTGTAATTGTTGATGCCGATACACCATTATCTCCTTCAGTAACTTCCGCTTTCCAAGGATGTTTGCTTTCTCCGTCCAGTTTGTTTCTTCTAAAGACGGTTCCTTCTATGGTGGGACTGCTAAATGTAATGGAATCGCCTTTGGTGGCAAGACTTGTGGCAGGAACAGAGAAAATAACCCTGTAAAGCCAAAAATAGCGATACTTTCCATTGGCTTTCTTGGCACGAAACCCAACTGCCACAGGGCTACCACCATCTTCACTTCTTGAAACCACCACATTATTACTGTCGATTTTACACCCTGTCAAATCCTGCGCTACCAATGATCCGATATCATCAATACCCAGTGTCAGGGCACCACTCTTAAATTCTTTTACTACCTCGCTGGCACCGTCATCTGCGTAGAGAATAGCTTCAATGAGCTCAATGCTCAGCTCCGCAGTCATGGCTTTAGCCAGTACTTTAGGGGTGCCATAGGTTTCAATGCCGTTTTGATCTTCTGTGATCTTGGCATAATATAGAGAATCCAATCCGATTGTTGCCATTTATTCTTCCTCCGTTTCATATTCTTTCATTACGTCAATGGCGTAATGATGAAATTTAGTATCATGTTCGTAACCAACATACTGCCTATCTGTGATGGTGATTCCTCCGGATTGAAGGGCTTTAGTTAGTTCTTTCTTGCGCTTCATATAGTTCTTCTTCGTGAAAAAAGAAAGCCTAGCTTCTGAAAGAACCATATTTGCTTCATTATCTGCAAAGAGATCAAGCCTATCAGACATGGGGGTGATAACCAGATATTCATCAGGCGGCGTATCTGAAAACACTCCGGTCTCCGCAGGAATGTTTAGGGGATCTAGTATTTGGTTTAAATCCGCAAGTAAGCTCATAGCTTTTCAATCTCCTTATCCAGTTCTGATTTCATAGTTTCAATGCATGCCTTCCGAGATGCGGACTTTGCTGGCTTCAAGAAGGGCTTAGGAGGCTGACCTGATTTACCATATTCAATGATATTTGCAATCTTAGCATTCGAATCTCCATCGTCACGAGGCTCATTGAAGCCAACCTTCACGTTAAAGTTTCCGTTTCTGTCTAGCTTAGTTGGAGATAGCCCAAGGGATGAGACCAGCTCACCAGTAGAACGGCTTTTCTCCTTTGTACCACTTCCGATAACACCTTTCAGGTTGGCTTTGGCTTTATCCAGAACTACTTCACCGCCAGCTTCTAATACTCTTGAGACTATCTCATCTGTCTTATCACCAAGCTTTGTAAGCTTCATTAAAAACTCATCGGGCATTTTCATGGTTGCGTTAGCCACTTGGAACCACCTCCTTAGCTAGAACTTCAAGATACATTCCGCGTCCTTTCACATCCTCAACAGATGTGATTTCAAATCTCTTATCACTGTGGATGATCACCATAGATGCCGTAATGGTAATACCAGGGATGCAGCGAAAGCGAAAAAGGTCTGTGGCTTCAGTAAAGGAAGCTCTATTTGCCCATTTCTCATTGCCATGTCGACCTTCACGATACGCCCTAACAGAAGCTGCAATGTTATCAACTTCAGTTTTAAATCCTTCAGCATCTTTAATGGTGACGCTTTCTACAATATCGATAAAGGTATTCATTTTGCCAAAGCTCATATCTACACCTTCCAATCCCGATCAAGCCGCAGTAGAAGATTGACTGTATTCCATACTTGCTGTCCAGCCTGAACATTATCTGAGTAAAAACCACCAGTGCTGCCATCTCGTGATTCATAGAAGTGAGATGACAGCATGATGATGGCTTGCTGTGTGGTGGCTGGCATAACTGCTTCCACATAGTGGTTCTCAGGATGATGCTGATAGCTTTCTGCGTACCTAGTAGCGGCAGTGATGTACATCTCAAGCAGGTCATCATCAGCTGAGTGATGAAGAATAAGATTTGCTTTTACTTTTTCCAGCAGTGTCATACCACCACCATCCTTTCATTAGTCTGAAATCATAAGCCCTGCAGTCTTAAGTTTGGTGAGAAGGGCATTGAAATCTGTCACCAAATCTTCAACTGTGGTAGCAGCGCTTGCTGCTTGATTATCAAGAATAGGGAGGCCAGTAACGACCGCCCCTTCCTTGATTTCAAGAGTTCCACCAATGACGGTTTTTTCACCGCCCTGTTCGGTAAAGTTCTTTGTGTTATAACTCATAGGGCACCTCCATTACGCTTTCTGCTGAAGCACTTTGATGGCTTCAGGTAGAATCAGCTTTCCATCCACACGCTGAGTAGCAACAAAGCCTACCTGACCAGTGGCTGCATAAAGCTCATTAAGTCTCTTGAATACTCTACCTTGACGATCCGCTACCCAGTAATAACCAAAATCACCGAAGATGACGGACTTTGCAGATGCGGCGATGGTAGGAACGTAGGATGAAGTGTAAACAGGTCTGTTCAGAATGGTATCTGGTGTTCCTGCCTGAAGTGAAGGCTGCCAGATATACTGACCCTGACCATCTTTTAGCTTTCTAATGGCCTTAATGGTGGCATCGTTCATAACAAACACGGACTTATTTCTGTAAGGCGATTTAAGAGAGTAGAAGAGGTCCAAAATCTCATCGATGGAAATAGCTGTAGCACTAGCAGCGGTTACACCGATTTGTGCTCCACCGCTAGCGGCAAGGATACCTGTAGGCTTACCAGAGCCATCTCCTGTGAAGAAAGCATCTTCTTCCTTGTTGCCGATACGTCTTGCAAACTCTCTAGCAATATAGTTTTCAAGATTAAAGACGCTGTCATTAAGAAGCTCTTCAGACACCTTGATCATGGTACCTAGCTTGTAAGCACCGATAGACACCTGTCCAAAGCTATCATCGCTTTCAGGAATGGCACCTTCTTCATCAATCCAAGATGCGGTTCCTTTTGAAGCCACTACTGGAATCTTACGGTCACCAGAAGAAGTGGAGATGACGTTGGCCAGCTTTCTGAAGATATTCTCTTCATCCAAAGCTTCAATAAGAGTACGCTCGAACTCATCTGGTACAAGATACCCACCTTCAGTGTCAGTGCCAATCTGAAGTGCGTTCTTAATAACAGGATCAAGCCCTTCACCAGAACGGGTTCTCATGGCATTCCAGAAGGCTTTCTGGTATTCCGAAGAAGCTCTACCGCCTTTGGATTCCATACCTTGGAAAATTGGCTTCCCGGTAAGTGGTGTGTTAAGTGGCTTTGAAAGCTCACGGTCTAGTGCTTCTTGCTTTTCAAGACGATCAATCTCTTTACCGAGGGCAACCACATCTGCTTCCATCTTTTCATAGGTTGCAGTGTCTTCAGCAGATACAATGCCATCTGTACCTCTTTTGGTATCCAGGAATGCTTTAGCAGCTTCCCAGGACTTTGCTCTTTTTTCACGCAGTTCAAGAATTTTATTCATAGTGTTTTCCTCCTAAAATTTAGTGTTGAATCAAAGAAAGCCGCTTTTCTAGCGACTCAATTGGGGTGCCAGTATTCTCTTTTGGTAGTTTGGGTTTTACCTTATCCAGCAGGGAGTTGGTAACAGCTCTGCGGCTAAAGGCATAGGTAAAGTCCTCGGTCTGATTTCTTTTCTTTTCATCCTCCAAGATGCCATCAGCAAAGCCAAGCTCGATGGCCTTCTTTGCATTGAGCCAGGTTTCTGCATCCATAAGGTGCGAGAGCTTTGTCCTTGACTGACCTGTCTTGATTTCGTAGGCATTGATGATGCTCTCTTTAACTTCAGAAAGCATGGCAATGGCCTTTTTCATCTCCTCGCTGTCCCCAATGGCCACTGTAAGGGGGTTATGGACCATCATAAGGGCAGTTGGGGCCATGAGCACCGTTGTCCCCGCCATGGCGATGACTGAGGCAGCAGAAGCGGCAATGCCATCAATCTTTACGGTAACAGTGCCTTTGTAATCCATTAGCATGGTGTAAATCTGACTAGCAGCAATACAATCACCTCCTGGAGAATTGAGCCAAATAACAATGTCACCCTCACCGGCAGTAAGCTCTGCCTTAAATGCCATAGGGGTGACATCATCGTCAAACCATGAGTCTTCGGCAATAACGCCGTCTAGGTAGAGTGTTCGGACACCAGTGTTTTCATCTCGTGCCCAGTTCCAAAACTTCTTCATTTAGGTTCCTCCGTTTCTTTGATATTGGCGAACGCGCCTGCGTCCTGTAATTTTGTCATGGCACCGTTGATGAGGTAGAGGTCGCCACCTAGGGATTCTGGAATTCTATCCAGATTTTCAAGCTCTCTGATATCATTGGCGCTCATCCAACCGTTCTGCCTTGCAGTTGCATAACCGCTCATACGGCTCACATAATCACCACGCAGTAGGCCATCCACATTAAACTTGATAAATACATTAGGTTTCTCACTTTCCATGAGAAGCGCTCTGCACATGGACTGTTCCCAGCGGACCACCCAAGGGTCGAGGGTGTATTTTACAAACTCCAGTGATTGCTGTTCGATGTTGCTAAAGGATGACTTCTCTAAATCAGCAAGCATATGTGGTGGGACTCTAAAAATACGAGCGATCTCATTGATCTGAAACTTTCTGGTTTCAAGGAACTGTGCCTGCTCAGGAGATATACCAATAGGTTGATACTTCATACCTTCTTCAAGGACAGCCACCCGATGGGCATTACCGCTTCCTTGATAGGCAGCGTTCCAGGATTCTTTAATCTTCTGAGGGTCTTTGATAGTACCGGGATGTTCTAAGACGCCACCCGGTGAAGCCCCATTAGCAAAGAATTTAGCGCCGTACTCTTCAGTAGCTATGGCAAGGCCCACAGCATTTTTAGCCATGGCAATGGGTGAATATCCCACCAGTCCATCAAAGCCAAGTCCGGGGATATGAAGGACGTCTGATGGTGAAAGATACACCTGGTTCTCTCTACCAAGAGTAGGAGCATCTTCACTACCGCGCTGGTACAAATAGAAAAGCCGACCACTTGAATCGCGATCGACCGTCATTTTGTTTGGCATTAATGGGTACAGGGAAATCACTTCACCTCGTGCATTTCGAATAATCTGAGCATAGGCATTTCCCCATAATAAAAGATGACTCATCAGCGTTTCTCTAAACGCAAAAGAAGTCATCTCAGGGTTTGGTTCATCATGAAGCAGCTTGTATAGCGGGTGATTTAGGTTTTTCTCTTTGCCGCCTGAATCATTGTATTTATAGACATGAAGCGGTAGACCAGCCAACGTCTCCGATAAGATTCTTACGCAGCTGTAGACCGCTGTCATTTGCATAGCAGTTTGCTCATTAACTGGTTTACCAGCACTAGTACTTCCAAAAAAGAAACTATAGCGGCTTCCACTAAGAGCGTCTTTAGGCTTATCACGTGCCTTAAATATTCCTTGCAGTATTCCCATGGACATCACTCTCCTTAAAATGGGCATGAAAAAAGCACCTCTATTGAGATGCTTAATATATACTTTTGAATTCACATTAACAGTAGCTCATATAATATAAATGATATGACATAGCCATAATAAAATTTCTGCTTATATAATTTAGCGGTTGTTAATTACTTGTACTCTCTCGGAATAGGAATACCAAATCTTTCACATAAAAGTTTTACATCATGTACATCATTTTCATTATGTTCATAGCCCAAGTGAAATAGCACTTGATTTTCAGCGTCAATGCACTTTACCTCTTTATTACCTATTTCCCCAATACCACTAAACACATTTGGTGGATATTCTTCTCCTTCAAAAACAATGTATCCCTGTTCATTAAATTTGAATATATGAAGATCAATTATCCTACCTTTAGTATCCTTCCAAACCGTGTGAGATTCTGTTGTATATGATTCAACAATTTCAATAAAGCCTTTTTTCTTTAATATACTAATAAATTTTTTGCCGTTGCTTTCCTCCACAAATAAATCAATATCATTGTGTGCTCTAGTTTCTTCTTTCAACAGGGCATCTACACCCCAACCACCATCTATCCAAATACTAATTTCATTTTCTTCGGCCCATGTTATTATTTCAATAGCGTCAGTTTTATTCACCATACAATCACCCCGTTCAAATTACAATTTATTAAAAATTGTTACGCATATATCCACTTATCTGCAATTAACTTTGGACTATTATATTTATTATACCATAGGGAAATGGAATTAAAAGATTAAAAGACCCCGATCGTCATAAACAGAATTACCAGTTTCTCCACCACAGCGGATCGCTCGGTCAAGAGCCATGATTGTGGCTACAGCACCGTCAATCTTCTCGGTGGATTTTTCTTTGTCTGCTTTGATGTTCCCCGCAGGATCAGTTCTAATGAAGATATTATCCATCATCCAGCGGAGAACAGGATGACCACCGTGGGCTATCTTTTCTTCCAAAGTCAGCTTCATTAATTCTTTTGTTGGCGGAGACATGTCTTTAAATCCCTGACCAAAAGGGACAACTGTGAACCCTAAGTTTTCTAGGTTCTGAGTCATCTGAACTGCTCCCCAGCGGTCAAAGGCAATCTCGCGGATGTTATATTTCATCCCAAGTTCCTCAATGAAAGCCTCAATGAATCCGTAGTGAACTACGTTACCTTCGGTAGTAAGAAGGAAGCCTTGTTTTTCCCACACATCATAATTCACATGATCCCGTCTAACCCTAAGGTCAATGCTGTCTTCCGGTATCCAGAAGTATGGAAGAACCACATATTTGTCGTCTTCATCCTGTGGAGGGAAGACCAGTACAAAGGCTGTTATGTCTGTAGATGAAGAAAGGTCCAGTCCACCATAGCAGACGCGACCTTTAAGTTCTTCAGGATTAACCGGGAAAGCGCAGGCATCCCATTTATCCATTGGCATCCATCGGATGGCCTGCTTCACCCATTGATTGAGTCGAAGCTGTCTGAAGCTGTTTTCCTCAGCAGGATTTTGTCTTGCAGACTCGTAGGCCGTTTTTACTTTATCCATACTGACAGTGATGCCGAGGGATGGATTTGCTTTCTTCCATACCTTTGGATCAGACCAGTCATCTTCTAGAGCTGCACCATAAATGACGGGATAAAAGGTAGGATCAGTTTTTCTACCGTTCATAATATCCAGAGCCTTTTGATGGACTTCCCAGCAGATACTATTTTGGTTATCACCTGCAGTGGTGATTAAAAAATATAGTGGCTGCATCCTGGCGTCACCACTTCCTTTGGTCATAACATCAAAGAGCTTTCTGTTTGGCTGTGTGTGTAACTCATCAAATACAACACCATGCGTATTGAAACCATGTTTATTTCCAACATCCGCTGATAATACTTGATAGATACTTCCTGTCGGCTTATAGATGAGCCTTTTCTGTGAATCTAAAATCTTCACCCGTTTGGATAAGGCTGGGCACATTCGTACCATATCCGCTGCCACGTTAAAAACAATAGATGCCTGATTACGATCTGCAGCGCAGCCATAAACTTCTGCACGTTCTTCGTTATCTCCACAGGTTAAGAGCAGGGCAACAGCCGCCGCAAGCTCACTTTTTCCCATCTTCTTTGGTATTTCCACATAAGCAGTATTAAATTGACGATAGCCATCAGGTCTTAAAGTGCCAAATAGATCCCGGATTATTCTCTCTTGCCAATCTATCAGTTCAAAGGGCTTTCCTGCCCATGTTCCTTTGGTGTGAGAAAGGCATTCAATAAAACCCACTGCATAGTCCGCCATCTCTTTGCTATAATGGGAATCTTTCGACATATAGACAGTAGGTTTATACTTTTTTAATTTTCGGATATGCGGACACCTCCTTACATAGTGACATAAAAAATAGACCCTAAGGTCTTCTATAACGAGGAAAAGAGCTATTACGCCCTGTTCCTATGTGAAATATAATCTTGTTTTTAGCCTATCAGTTTAATCTTCAATCGCAGTGTACCGAGGATATTCGTAGCCTTCAGGATTGGTGAGTATCTTTTCACCAGTGTCTTTATTAATGATCCTTATGCATCGAAGCTCACCTTTTTCATTAATCCCTCCATCTGATTTCTTGATCCATGGTTGGTCCTCTAGAAAATTACTGGTGAACTTTTGAAACTCTAAATCACCGAGCTCTACTTCTCGAATCACAGTGTAATCAGAGCCTATTACACCATCTTCCTTTGCTTCTTCAGTTGCTTCTTTTAGTTCCTTTATACTGTAGAACTTTCTACCAAATAATGCCTTCATTAGAATGCCTCCTCAGATCTTTCTTCGATTACTTTGCAGGAATCAACACCATAAACCACACTGAGGTTACTGCCATTGTCCCATTGAACCATTATGGATCCTATGTCATCCACGCCCCACACGGTGCCTTTTGTGCCCTTTGGTGGTGCTTGCGCATCATCCATCCAAAGAAGCTCGACCCTGGCGCCAGCGGAATACTGCTTGCGCAGGTGGGCCAATTTTTCTTTACTTATCGGTTTCACTAGGGTCACCTCCTTTGAATGCACTGCTGCCAGAAAGATTTTGAAGGAGAATCTTTCTGTGGGTTTTAAATTCTTCTCCGATAAATCCAAGGCGGAGGAGGAAGCACCTAAATGCGTATTTCTCATTGTCGACTTCTTTCTCTTTTACGGTGATCCTCTTTTGAGTTTTCGCCATCTCACAAAGCTTCGTGATGAACTCCGAGTAGGCTTTTATCTCATCTGGATTTGGCAGCTCTGAAAACCAAGGGAAGCTAATGCATTCTTCTCCGTCTTCAATGGGAAGGGCATCTACACCCAGTGCCTTTTTAATAAGATTTCCTTTAGCTCCTATGAGTTTCTTAAGTTTCTCCAAGTCCTCATCGGAAAGAGAGTCTTTTGGTATCTGGATGATGAGCCCAGTTTCCTCAGGTTCTGCTGCAGCTGGAGCTGGTTCTTCCACTTCAGCTTCAAAGCCTGCATCTGAAAGGTGTTGCATTAGCGACTTGATATCCTCTGGTGCCACTTCACTGTCATAGTTTAGCTCTCCATCTTTTCCAATGTTGTAAGGACCAACTTGGTAAGCACAGGACGGAACACCCAGGTACTTTGAAGAAACTTCTGTGATTTCGCTAACGAGCCTCACCAGCTTTTTACGTTCTTGTCCACTTACATTGTAATTAATTTTCATAATACTTGACCTCCTTTTTATTCTTACTACATACATCACTCTAATTGATGTAAATAGCAAGTCTATCTTTCGATAGTTCTCTTATTTATTTTCTAGGAGGTCACTATAGCGGTATTCTTTTCCATCACGAATAAGGTAAACTTCATCTGCTGATTCAACACTAGAAATAAACCTTTCCACTATAACATCACAAAACTTCTCATCAAGCTCAATGGTGTGACAAATTCTCTGGGTTTGTTCACAGGCAATAAGCGTACTACCTGAACCGCCAAAGGGATCCAGGACGATGCAGTTACTAAGACTTGAATTAAGAATTGGATGAGCCACAAGCGCCACAGGCTTCATTGTTGGATGAGATCCATTCTTCTTAGGTTTTTCAAATTCCCATATAGTCGTTTGCTTTCTATCAGCATACCACTTGTGCTTGCCCTTATTCTTCCACCCAAAGAGCACAGGCTCATGCTGCCACTGGTAAGGGGACCTACCAAGAACTAGAGATTGCTTTTTCCAGATGCAGGTACCTGATAGATAAAAACCAGCATCCGAGAAGGCTTTTCTAAAGTTCAGCCCTTCCGTATCCGCGTGAAAAACATAGATAGAAGAGTCCTCTGTCATCACTGCTTCCGCATTGGTGAAAGCCGCTAGCAGGAATTCATAAAAAGCAGAATCGCCCATGTTATCATTTTTAATTTTTCCAGCAGACCCTTCGTAGTTCACATTGTAAGGCGGGTCTGTCACCACCAAATTTGCTTGCTTTCCATCCATAAGGATCATGAAGGTTTCAGCCTTGGTAGAGTCACCGCAAATAAGTCTATGGGGTCCAAGCTTCCAAACGTCACCAAGTTTTGTCATAGCTGGTTTTTCAAGCTCCCCGTCCACATCAAATTCATCATCATGAATGCCATCCTTCAAGGAATCTTTAAATAGATCGTCCAGTTCAGCAGGATCAAATCCTGTAAGGGAAACATCAAAGTCAGCACCTTGGAGGTCAGCGATAAGTAGAGCCAATTTATCCTTGTCCCAGTCACCACTGATTTTATTAAGAGCAATGTTGAGAGCCTTTTCTTTTTCTTCATCCATTTCAATAACTACGCACTCAACTTCATCCATTCTTAAATCAAGGAGCACTTTTAATCTCTGGTGGCCACCTACAACTCTTCCAGTAGTCTTATTCCAGATAACAGGTTCGACATAGCCAAACTCTTCAATGGATCGCTTTAGCTTTTCGTATTCAGCATCCCCAGGCTTTAAGTCCTTTCGTGGATTATAGTCAGCGGGGATGAGGTTTTTAGTCTTCAATTTTTCGATCTTCATATCTTTCCGCCGCCTTTCTTAAATTCAAGTTAAAGTCTACATTCTCCCAGGGGAATAGACAGGAATTAAAATGACCGTAGGTTGCTGTATCGGAGTAAATTGCATTTCTAAGTCGCAGCTTTTCGATAATGGCCGCTGGACGTAGATTAAAGGTTTCTAGAACAACTCCACATAAATGCTCGTCACTGATTATTCCAGTTCCAAAAGAGTTAACACTAACTGCTACGGGATTTGCTTTTCCGATGGCATAAGAAAGAGCGACCTCACATTTTTCAGCAAGCCCGCTCCAAACAATATTCTTAGCAATGTATCTGGCCATATAGGCGCCGCTCCTATCTACCTTGGTTGGATCCTTTCCGCAAAGTGCACCTCCACCGTGAGAAGCCAGTCCACCATAGGTATCAACCATAATCTTTCTTCCTGTAAGGCCTGTATCAGCAGCAGGGCCACCTTCGACAAATCGTCCTGACGGATTGATGAGGATTTCAGTGTCATCATCAACCGGTAAATCCTCAAAACACTGCCAGAGCACGTTATTTAAGATATCTGATTCTAGTTGCTCCATTGTTTTATCCTTGTGATGCTGAACAGATACCACAACTGTTTTAACGCGAATAGGTTTATCGCCATAGTACTCAATAGTGACTTGAGCCTTTCCATCGGGTAAGATGCCCTTGATGATTTTACCTTCGCGACATTCATCAATGCGCTTAACAATTCTATGAGAAAGAAGTAGTGGCAAAGGCAGCTTTTCTCTTGTTTCATTTGTTGCATAACCATAAACAGTGCCTTGGTCACCAGCACCGATGGAACCGTATGGGTCTATAATTCCATTTCTTACTTCAAGAGCTGTATCTACACCAGAAGCAATATCTACACTTTGATGATGTACAAACACGGATACTCTAAATTTCCTTGGGTTATATCCAACTTCACGAAGTACATTTCTTACAATGAGACGAATATCTATTTTTTCGCTGCAGGTGATCTCGCCCGCCACGATAATTTTTCCCTTAGTAGCCATAACCTCACAGGCAACTCTTGAAGCCTTATCTTTTCGAAGGCACGCATCTAAAATACTGTCTGCAACTAAATCACAAAGCTTATCAGGATGTCCCTTACATACACTTTCTGCGGTTCTGTAGTTTTTACTCATTTCATAATCTCCAATCTATATTATTTTCCCCTTCGAGCAGAAAGAAGTTTTTCCATCACATCATCTTGGGGATTTGCTTCTTTATAATCGCCGGTGCAGTTTTCTTTTACAATCTGAAATATCTCAAGCCACAAACGATTGGTCTGGTTCATGTAGTTTTGACCTATAGAAACATAAGGACTTTGAATAGCATTTCCTGTAGTAGGGTGCTTGGCAAGAAATCCATACTCCGTTATAGCTTCTTCACACTGAATCCAACGGGCAACACTCATAGCGTATCGCTCTAAGAGCTGGGGAGAGACTAGAGAAGAACACCCACGCTTATCAAGCCACTTCCATGTTGTTTTATAGATTTCACCTGCGACCAGAGCTTTACCGTCTTTTTGTATGGCTTCAAGCATTTTATTTGGTTTTGGCATTTCTTGTCCTTCAAGATCTGCAGTATTTGAAAACTCCATAACGGTGAGTTTCCTACCGCCCGGGTTACCTTCAGATATTTTATCAGCTAGTGGCTTCTTTTTTGCCCCTGCACCAATACGAGGGCCACCTCTATTTGTACCGTCTTTTGCCAATAATCACACCTCCTTTTTGGGGATTGGCCTATACCCTTGTTTGATTCTGCGTTTTTTCACACGATGCCCCAGCCCGCTGTCCAAAATTTTTAGTCGTAGGGATTTTACCTCCCCCACCGGTCGCCACTCTCAGCAGTGATCTTTGAGTGGCAAGACTTACAAAGGGCCATCAGGTTACTGGTTTCATTGCCACCACCTTTTGATAAAGGGAGGATGTGGTGGACTTCTTCTGCAGCTTTAATCCTTCCGTTCTTTTCACACTCCTCACAAAGAGGATGAGCTTTGATGTAGCGGTCTCTTATTCGTTTCCAGGCCCTGCCGTATCTTTTATTGGACTTAGGATCTCGTTGGTACTGGTTGTAACGCTTCATAACAATCTTTTTATGTTCACTGCAGTACTGTCCACTGTCTGATAGTTTGCTGCAACCGGGATAGGCGCAGGGTCGTTTAGGTTTATATGGCACTGCTTCACCTCCTTTTGGGCATAAGAAAAGCCCTGCAGGTCGAACCCACAAGGCTTAAGTTTATTCTTTTTGCTAATTATACTATAACACAAAGGTGACTGTGGTATCTTGTTGCAAAGTGTTGCAAAGTGTGCAAATTATATTTTAATAGGAACATCTGGAAGCACTGCATGTTTAAGGGCTGCATTGTGCCACCTATAAACCGTTGTCCTGTCAGCGTCAAGTGCATCGCCTATTTGCTCCCATGTAAAGTTATGAACGTAGCGGTAGCGTAGAACCATGCGTTCATCAGTATTAGACACTTCATTGATGACAAATCTAATCTGTTCTTTTAGGGCTATAAGATTATCTACTTCCGCATTGATCCTTCTTTCCAAATCCATGATTCTTTCCACGCACCTTACAAATTTTGCTTCTTCGCATCTTGAAGTTTGAACTCTTTCATCCCAACTAGGTGAGGATACACTTGTTGCCATTTCTCTTAAACTTTCCATTTCCTCAATGTTTGATTGGATTCTTTTATCTAGCCTATAGGCCTGATGCAGGTATTCTTTTATTTTCATTCACTTACCTCCGATCTTATTTTTTCGATTAGAAAATTCCCATCAACAGAGGTAAGTTCTCTATACCAACTGGAGCGAAAGAACCTCTCCACCTCTTTTATAATCATCTTTGCTGGCTCATAATTAGATCTTTTTTCAAGTTTATTTAAAGCCCATCTATAATCTTTAACTGCCATTAAAATTATGGCATTTGCTAAATTTTCATAAGGATCAGTCACCTTTTCACCTCCAGTTTAGCTTTCACTGCCTCAATTAGAGAGTTTTGAGTTTTTTCTTTTTTACTCAGGGCAGCCATCACATTTTCATCAATGGTACCCTTAGCTATAATGTGGTGAATGACAACCGTGTTCTTTTGCCCCTGTCTGTAGAGACGAGCATTGGTTTGCTGGTAAAGTTCTAGAGACCAGGTCAGACCAAACCAGATCAGAGTGGATCCGCCACTTTGAAGGTTAAGTCCATGTCCTGCACTTGCTGGATGGATAACAGCTATGGGGATATTCCCTTCGTTCCACTCTTTAATATCTTTTGATGACTTTAGCTGCCTTACAGTAAATCTCTTCTGAATGCGTTCCAGATCATGTTTGTACCAATAGGCCACAAGAACAGGTTTACCGTTTGCCCCTTCAATTAGATCTTCAAGGGCATCGAGTTTTCTATCATGAATGACATGCGCCTTCTTTTCGTCATCATAGACAGCGCCATTTGCCATTTGAAGAAGCTTTCCTGAAAGCACTGCAGCATTTATAGCATCTATCTCACTATCACCTAACTTAGTGACCATATCCTCTTTAAAGCTTGAATACAACTTCCATTCCTTTTCGCTCATAGAAACAGGTACTTTGTTTATGATGCATTCTGGCATTTTAAGATAATCGATAGATTTCATGGAAATGGTGATGTCCGATATTTGCTCATAGATTTTATCTTCTGCTCCTGGTATGGGCTTATATGAAAAGATGATCTGACCATTTCGTTTATCCGGTTTAAAGTATGCATTTCTATAGTGGGTTATATATCTCCCTAGTCTTTGGCCCATATCAAGAATTCGAAACTCTGCCCATAGGTCCATAAGTCCATTCGTTGAAGGTGTTCCAGTAAGCCCTACTATTCTTTTTACTTTGGGCCTTACTTTTAAAAGACTTTTAAAGCGCTTAGCACTATAAGATTTAAAGGATGATAATTCATCAATAACCACCATATCAAAATCAAAAGGGGTGCCGCTTTTATTTATAAGCCAGCCTACATTTTCACGGTTTATAATATAAACCATGGATCTTTTCATAAGGGCTTCTTTTCTTTCTTTTTCAGTCCCCACTGCTACTGAATAGGGTAAGCCCTTTAGATGATTCCATTTTTTGATTTCTAAAGGCCAAGTATCTCTAGCGACTCTTAGGGGAGCTATAATCAGCACTTTTCTGATTTCAAATCTATCAAGGCATAGACTGTAAATAGACGACAAGGTTATAACGGTTTTACCGAGACCTAACCCATGTCCAAAAACAGTGCTGATATCTCATTCTTATCGATATAGTCGATACAAAATTTTTGATAGTCATACGCTTTGAACATCATAAGGGCATCACCTCCTCTATCACTTTCAAAGGTATTTCTCCCTTATCAAAGAACTTTCTAATCTGAGCGTGATATCTCATATGATCTGAACTTGAAGAGAAAACCATCAAGTTATCAGGATCATTATTTCTTCGATTGCCGTCAATGTGATGTACAACCTCATTCTTTTTTAATTTTCTACCAAGTTTTTGTTCTGCCACCACCCTATGAGCATGTCTCCCATAATATTTTGTATATGTTTTTCCTTCACCTGTACCTAGCCTAGCTTTTCTCATTTTTGTTCTCATCTCTTTTGTCATCTTTGTTGGGTTCAACTTGCGATTTAACTCTGAGAGATGCTCTGACATATTTGTATAGTCTTTGAGTTCATGATATCCAGTAGGGTTTATACTTTTATTGCTAAAATCGGATAAACACTTGCGAGAACAAAAATTATGCTTTTTTATTTGTGATGGGTATTTATAAATTTCTTTACCACACCAATTACATTCCATTTTTAATTTCATCCAGCACCCCTCCAATCTGATCCACACCATCAATGCAGTAGACCAAAAAACCTAACGCTTCCAGTTGCCTTTTTCGCCTTACCTGAAGAGGCCGCATCTTTTTACCTGGTGCTTTTAATTCAACAAAGGCCATTCTTGCCATGGGAAGAAGTACAATCCTATCTGGCACACCATCAAACCCTGGACTAGTGAATTTAAGGGCCATACCTCCCATGGCTTTTACTGCTTTTACTAATTTTTGCTCTATATATTTTTCAGTCATTTTTTTCCTCCCATCTGACACAAGAATCACAAGTTCACAACTATTCCCCTATATTTACTTACGCGCGTGCGCTCACAGGTATTTACTATGTGCTTTTAAGAAAAAGCATTTTGAATATAAGGGAAAATCTTGTGTTGTGTTGTGTTCATCATTTTCCGTATTGGTAGAGTCGCTGCCTGCCATAAATCGGCAAACGCTTAATACTACTGGTACGTTCCCAACCAGGAATCTGGGCCATAAGGGCAGCAATCTGGTAACTATCCGTAGCCTTAAGCTCCGATAGGTTCCTATTAAGACATTCGCACCATATCTCAGCATTGCTTACCTCGGTTCTAGTAATCGTTCCATTGCGTTCTAAGCTTCCAAACTCACTTCCATTTAGGTAGTTGCGGCGGGAGAACAGATCCATGCTATCCCAGTCATCTGGTAATTTTGTATTCAGGTACTCTTCCACCATACCAACACGCTCATCAGCTTCCATAGCACCTTTTTGCGCTTTTTCAGCCTCCTCTAGAACATCACCTTCTAGATACAGTTTTTCACCAGACTTCCATATTTCTTTTGCTTCCGCCCAGAACTGGCGCCTATATTCTTCAGTGAAGTTCCAAGACTTTTTCTGTTTTTTCTGGTGGACCTTTATAATCCAGAAGCGTCGGTTACCTGTAATATCTCGAAGGTATCCACGCTCACCATTGACCGTTGCAATGATGATACACTGCCTTGGATGGCTTTCAACAACTCTGCCATAAGATGGCCTGTACTTATCATCTGATGTCGAGAGGAAGGCCTTCACTTTTTCAATGTCAGCTTTTTTCATACCGGCAAGCTCACCAATCTCTACCACCCAGAAGCCTTGGAGTTTCTCAGCACCTGACTTATCGTCCATATCAGTAAGAGATAAGGTTTCTGAATAATAATCTGATGAGACTAGGTCCTTTACAATAGTACTTTTACCGATGCCTTGGTCTCCATCAAGCACAGGTACGCAGTCAAATTTTATCCCTGGAACATAAATCCGAGCTACTGCAGCTGCAAATGTCTTGCGAGTCACTGTACGGATATACTCTGTATCATCTGCTTTTAGATATTTGATAAAGAGATCTTCCACACGTTTCACACCATCCCAAGCTGGCAGCGCATTTAGATAATCCCTAACTGGGTGGAACCGCCTATCATCAGCTACTTTGGTAAAAGCCACATCATGATTTCTACTTGAAAACGGAAGATAACGTATATCTATAATTGATTTAAGCTGGGCTGTATCGGCATCCCTCCAGAAAGCATTGCCTTCTGGTCTTCCCCAAGGAAGTGGACCCTTCACCTGGATTCGATTGGCCATCTCGTTAAAGGCAAAGTCCCTAAAATCAGGATCGTTATTGAGAATAAGATTTAAGTTGTAGACACTGTTTTCCAGTACTTGGCTTCGGGGCTGGTATCTAAGCTTCTTTGTCCAGTCTCCATCAATATTTTCAAAGTCCACTTCAGCTTCAGTTAATCGTTCAGCGGTAGCAAGTTGTTTTACATCCTCATCCTTCATGGCAAATTCGCACATATTTTTGAAGGATTTTTTATCATCACCATCGCCAAACTTATGGATGCGAACGATATCAAAGGCATTACAAAGACTTAAATATGCAGGGTCCTTGGCATGGTGGCTATAAACGAATTTACCACCTTCAATAATTTCAACACCAGCCATGCTGCTTGACTCAGTAAGGTGATACCTATTTTCATTTTCTGTAGACTGATATATGTCATTAAGAAATTTATCTAGTGCTTTTGTTATAGGGAAATAGACCCTGTTAAAAAGTCCTACAATACCGTCCTTTTCGAGAGGATCTTCCACCTTCTTATAACTTGCTGTGTTGGCCTTACTCTCTCTAGACGATGTGGGCAGTCTTGTAGGGTCTGTCCACTGGGGATGAGCTGATAATATTTCATCTGGATCAAGCCATGCCTTATCCACTTCTTTATAAACAAAGTGTCCGTTGGCTGATGTGCTGGGCCAATACATCAGCTGATTAGGTTGATAGGAGCATTCATCAAAGTTGTCCATGCCAAGCATCTCTGCCAGATATCTTGAAACTGCAACAAATTCTTCAGGCGTCACATCTCTTGTTAGTGGGAAAACGAGCCTAACTCTTGGATTATCTTCTGTACTGCTGTGTGTGGTATAAAGAGCTGATGTATAAGGCGCTCTGGATTCATAATTATCTAGGAAATCTTTATCAATCTTGTCCCCATCTAGGGCAATCATGGAACGCAGGTCTACCGCGTCAATTTTTCTTCGTCCGTCCTTTAATGCACCGGCAACAAAACCTCCATGATCCTTGGCATTGTCCTTTTGTGATTTACTGAACTTGGCATATTCTTCAGCCGACTCCGTTGTTCTAATAGGAACCTTTAATCTTTCCTTTAAATCTTCAAAGGTAATTGTCTTATTTATCCACTTCTTTGCTTGCCGGCTATTTCCGTAGGCAATGGCTAAATTACGCACTCAGCATCCACCTCCTCAAAGTTTTTATTGAAATATCTGACCCGCTGCTTACGTTTATTTGCCTTTTCTATTTCAATACGCATACCTCTTGAAATGGTGTCACCAAGGACCCATACTTCCTGGCATTTACCCATAAGGATGATGTCCATGAAAATGGCGAGTTCTCTTTCTTCTTCATTTGTATCATCCATAAACTGCGGAAACATAAGATGCGGAGCCAGAGGAATGTTCCCCTTTTCTAAGGCAAAACGACAAAATTTCTGTGCACGTTTAACATTTTCTTCGATATCTCCACTAAAAGGTGAGCATATATATACAAGAGGTCTAAAGGCGGGCTTTGATGCCGCCTTCTCCTCTTTAGTAATATTGGTGAGTGCTTCAAAAGGAGTCGGGTCATGGTAGCCTTCTGAATTATATTTATTTATGCTCATAAGACTTGCCTCCTCTAGATAGCGCTCTAAGAAAACCTATTAAAAATTCTGGTAAAAATATCCCACATTCTTCTGTTTCAAGCCATAAAGCATTTTTTTCACCAACAAACCCGGTGATAACTGTATCTTGTAAATGTTCATTGATATTAATAGTTGCTCTAAGTGGGAATAATTCATCTACTGTTTCAACTAAATCTATTGAATCTAAAACTTCGACCACACTAGAGTTTCCTACTTTTTTCGCCACTTCTTTGGCTGTAGCTACCGCGTCTTCGTATGATACACAATGCCACTCTCCCATAGTTCTATATTTCTTTAACCGTGCTAGAATTTTACTTTCTACTTCATATCCATTCTGATAAGGCCCTAAGGCTATACATCTTAAAGAGAAAAACCCACCAGTTCTTTCTAAATACTTAATTCTTTCTATATAATTTTTCGAAACCCCAACTTTGACTTGGTTTTTAGGTTTTTCAATTACATAAACCCACTGTTCTGGCTCCTTAAATTTCTTACACATATTAATCCTCCATTTCTATCTGAGGCGAAATACCATCTGCCTTCATCAGTTCATAAATAAAAAGTCTTCCTTTTTGAGTCCAATAGGTATGAACTTTTGTATGTTGCTGACCATTTCTACCAAGATAATTATGTGTTTTAGTGCTTGTATAGCCTCTTTCTGCATACTTCTGATATAAAAGCCAGATGTTACCTTGCTTAAACTGTATTCCTTTCTTCTTCAGATAGCGGTTCATCCATATAGCTGATTTACCATAGTCCTTAGCAATAGCTGACGTTGAAATAAGATCCTTACAATTTAGAACAACATCATAATACGAGACCTTTGGTTTCATTTCTGTAATTTGCTGACTTTGAACAGCTATAGTATTTTCAAGCAGTTCATTTTGATGTTTTACTATGGCAAGTTGCTTGCTAGCATATTGCAGACCCCGCGCCATAATTGCCTCTGGAGAATTCCATTTTTCCTCGATTGCAAGAAAGTACTTTCGGCACTCTTTTCCCTTTGGAGTGCGTTGAATCATGCATATTTCTTTTGCCATATTAATAGTTAGCTGATGATTAGTACTTGGCCTACCTCCATTACTTTCGCTCAAAAATGAGCTAAAGTCTGTTCCCTCTACAAATCCATATTCACACATTCTTGGAAACCAATCTTTGTAAGCTGTTTTCACCTCTAAGGCTTGATGTAAATCGCGCCCAAGCACAGTAGGTTGTTCATTTTCATATTCAATTCTCACTAATTCTCTCATCAGAATTACCTCCTTAATTTTTTTGAAGGTCTTGACCCTTCTAAGTGGTAGCCTTGGGAAGAAGTCAAATCTGACGATTTTTATATTCTTTTTGAAGTTTTTTTGTTGCCCGCTTTAATTTCTGAGTGATATTATTCTCATCAGCTCCTATAGTTCTTGCATATTCACGTATAGAAATGCCATTTATGCGAACTGCAATAAAAGCATCTGCCCACTCTGGTTTCTTAACTAAGACTTCTCGGATCCAACTAGTAATTTCTTCATTTTCATAGTCTCTACTTCGTGAATCTTCATCTGATGAAGTGCACAGATAATCCATAATGTTAAAGGACTTATCATCTTGTTCTGCCTGGATATATCCTGCTTTGCCATTCATTTTTTTCATCTTAGGAGTAGCATCGATATGTCTGGTTTCTCTTCTCCACCCGTTGTATTCACGCTTGTTCATAATGTCAAATACTTCCTGAACCGTTTCACAGCGCTTAACCTCGTCTTTCTTTTCAGACTTAGCCTCTGCAAGACGTTGCTCATAGTCGATATCCAGCATGACGCTGTAATCTCCATCTGGAATTTCAATTGTGGTGTAGTTCTTGTGGCCGTTTTTGATGTTGTCTTCATATAAAACTCGAATCTTCATAAAGTATTCCTTTCCGCCTTATGCATTGGGCGGCGGAATACAAAAGAGCCTGTAGTGAAGATGACCACAGACTCCGCTTGTCCTAAAAAAGAGCGCACGAAAGTACGGTGGGTGCATCTTCATTCCAAACACAGTCTTTATTACTGTGTTCTGAACTCTTATGCATCCCGCCGTCCGTATGCGCACTAGGACTTTGAGATTGATTTTGTTGAGCGATAACCGCTCTGGATAGATTTCTCCCTTAGGGAAGATAGGTAGGCTGATTATTCAAATCTGTCGCTACCTATCATTTGTTCTGAAATTACTTTTTCTTGCTTGGTCTTGTTTGACTTAAAGCACTTCCAGCAACCGACTTGGCTTTCTTGCTGTAGCGACCATCGTTAAGAATTTTGCTTGCTTTTGACGCAACTCTCTTAGATGTTTGCTTCGTATTCTTTCGCATTATGTTCACCTCCTACATCTAATGAATTTCAAAGATAATCCTTTGATATTTCTATTATCGCTAATAGTTCGTCTTCAAAATATGGATGCAGTAGGGATGGAATATGGATAGTGTATGGTAATTAAAAAAGGACAAAAAAAAGCCCCCTGCATTTCTGCAGGAGGCCTAATTAATGCTTAAAACTAGTCAATAAATAGTTCAGGCATATTAAATTGTATATCGTGTGCTTCGGTTTCAACGCCGATATTACCACACGTGAGTATCGAACGGTGGATTTTTATTTCACCATCAACTTCTATTAAATATTTATTCTGATTAGATGGTTGTTCTATATATTTTGAAGATTCTCGTGAAAAACCACTTTGTTGAAGAAAAATAGTCAAAGGATTTGTTGTACCGTATTCCACATATTCATACCAATCATTTTGGAAATGATCTACTTGATGTACATCCTTATATTCCAGGGAAAATTTCCTAAAATAATTTGAGATACTAAATAAAAGGACATTTTCAATTACACCAAGTGTTTCAGCAATAATATAGTTTTTGTGGGATTTGGAGTTCTTATTATAAACATCAGCCATTTTCATATTGCCAACCCATACACCTGTATTTGGATTTTTCTCTTTATATTTAAGTGCATGGTATATAATCTGACTAAGACCACTGCCCCTAATCCATCTTAATAGGATAACCGCATACCATCTTATAACGGAATCCTCTCGATAAATACCTGTTTTGCCTATTGTTCGTTTTTCATAGATATCCCATTTGAACACCTTTCTAAGCTTCATTAGAAAATCAACAACTTCTTCGAAATCGACCTCATCATTTTCTCCTGTTAATTTTGGATATTCTTGCCCACTTTCAACAAGGGCCCTTAAGTTAATAATTTGGTCGTATGAAAAATTGATATCGTCACTTGTCTTTTCGACAGGAAAGTTTTCTTTTATTTTATATTCACTTTCTTCATCTAATAGCGATGAAAAAGCTTCTCGTATAGGTGTAATATTATCCTCTGCAATATCTTTGGTAAAAATCATTGCAAATTTTCGCAACGCTTCAAAGTCCTTTGAGGTTGTTGCTTCACGAACCTTGGTCAGTTCCATGTCACCACGAGCTAAATCATCAACTACCAAGTTCAAATATTTTTTGTTATCTATTATGTTAATGGAAATCTCCTGTTCCGGAACGTCGTTTTGAAGTAAATTAATATAATTCTGAGTTTTAAGTCTATCCTCCATGCGAATCAAGAACACATTTCCATATAAATTATATTTTATCCGCCCAACACGTCCTACCAAGTTTCTAAATTCCACTTCATCCATATTAGAATTTCCGTTTCTATAGCTTGTAATAAATAAGTTATCTGCTGGTAGATTTACTCCTTCAACAAGTGTGCTAGTACAGAATATTGTTCTTAGAATACCATCAACAAAACTCTTCTCTATTCTTAATCGGATGTTGGTAGGGAGGTATCCGACATGATATGCTACCCCTCGTTGTATTAAATCAGCAAGATAACAATCACTATGGACCTCAGTACGGATATCATTAGCTAATGAGATAAGCTTTTCATCATCTTTAATAGGAAGTTTGGTTGCATATTGTACAGCATAATCGACAACTTTTTGTCTCGAATTGCAATAGATAATGTTTTGTTGTGTGGATCCAACTCGATTAACAATATCACTCAACTCATCTTCTTGTGGTATATCTCCTATCAATGATAATGATTTAGAATAATCATTATGAAAGTAGGCTTGACCTTCGCATAAATCCAGAAAATATTTAAACTGGCATACTGGTGTATATTTTGATGCTAGTTTTTTTACTTCATCTATATTGATTTTTGGTATCAAACCGAGGTAAACTTCTGGGTTTGGAATATTTGGAGACGCAAAAACTACTGTTGGCATTTCCTTCATCTTAGATAGCTGTGCAATCACTTTATAATAATAAGCACTACGCCCACCTCTGTCTGATATTTTATGAGCCTCATCTACAAACAGAAAATCAATTTTTATTTTGGGCATACCTATCATCATATGAAGCAGACGTTCTGGAGTCATAACAAAAATAAAGCTGTGTTCTTGTTGTAATACAATATCTCCAGATGCACTGACAACACGATAATTTGTTTCTTTTAGCTTTTCTTGAAGACTTCCAATTATTTCACTTCGTACTTCGTTTATTAAAGCTTTCGTGGGTACAAGAATAGCATAATTCTTGGTTGAACCTTTTTCTATTTGTTGTTTAATATATGTTTGTACGACAAATGATTTGCCCATTGAGGTAGGTCCAGAATAGCTAAAGTACTTATAATTTAATCCATCATATACATCTTTCTGATCATGAAAAAAATAACTTCCCTCATCACCTGGTATTTGTAATCTAGATTTATCATACTCAAAATACAAACCATCAAACACATCAGAAGTTTGAAATCCCTCAATATAAGTAGATTTCAAGCCACGATAATTACCAACTGTCGAAAGAACAGAACCGAGGTAATACTTGACTACTAAGTCTTCCGGATAAACAATACTTAATAAAATTACGAGTTCCTGACCCCACAATCGATGTTTATCACGTTTGTCTGGTAGGGTAGATTTTGCTAACAGGTCCGCAAATCTTAATGCATCTTTTATGTTTATCTCTTTTTGCTGTTTCCTTAACTTAAACAAATTGATTGAGTAATTATAAAGCAATGATTCGTATATCTCTTTTAAATAATCATTCTTGTCAATATCTCTATACAACGCTTCGGCAAGAGTTTGATTTCTTGGTGTTTGCATCCTCCTACCTCCCATCAAGCATTTCCGATATAATACTGCTTTTCTCTAATGGAGCATCATTAAAGGGCACAACGTAAAAATAAAAATTATACCCACTCATACCGTTATCAAAAATTTTCTGTTCAATATACGGCTTTAGAGCAGAAATATCTTTCTTCATCTGTTCTTTGACTGCAATACGATACTTGTTATTATTAGTTTCTGTGTAGCCTAACGAAAGTGTATAACCAAGGAAAACACCAAAGGCCATATCTGGTTTTGCTACACTAGCTTTATTAGGTATCAGAAGATTAACCATATAATTTGTTGTATCCGAATCATATATGCTTCCGTGTGTGGTGTTCTCCACCATCTTTAATTCAGTGTCACTGTTACTTTCAATCTCAATAATCTTATCGAATGCGCGGTCAATCGCTAAGGCTAAATCTCCATAAACATCTGATGCACCAAAGACAAGTTGATGGAATAGCTGGCCATTATCATTTATAGCAAGCAGGTGAACCCCATCACTTTTACTTTCGATATTTCTACCTAGATCATTTATTTCGATTTTGCTCATTATTTTAGGTGCATTTAGCTCTTGTTCCATAAATACATAAAGGAGCATTTCTCCTAGGACCGTTTCTGCAGAGGCTCCATAAGCTTGCATAAATTTAATTAAAGCTTGTGATCCTATAGCAGAACTTTTCTTTGAAGTAACAAGTCTGTTTGTTTTGGCTCTAGAAAAGACATAGTTTCCTATGTTATCCACAAGATATTCCTTTAGCGCCCTAAACTTAAACTTGCAATTATTAGCGTCAACACCGTATATATGTACATTGGACGGATTAGATAAACCGAATATGTTTATAGATGAGGCTTTTTCAAATACCCTGTCAAAAGTCGGGTCATGTAAAGTCTTTTGCAAAGGAATTTGAGTTTCTGTTTTTGTATCTTCAAAATAAATTTGCTCGTCAGATAGATCAAAAGACTCAACAAATTTTTTATCGATCTCTTTTATTCCTTCTTGACATCCTTGGTTTTTTACTTCAATTATTGCATAATAAAACACCGAGGCTAAAAGCGCAGAAAAGCTAAATGTAGAGCTACTTATAATATTGCTTTTTTCATACCCCTTAAAATATCCAATCACAAAATGGTCTTGAAGTGATACATCCTCGCGCAAAACTTCCTTAATAGCCCTAACTACCGATTCCCGCTTACTATCTTTTATTAACTTAACTACTTTATTTTGAAATACTCTTTCTGCATCTTCAAATGATGTATCTCTAGCAGCGGCAATCACATCTGGTGGTACATTATTCCGGCCACTTTTGAGATGTCCAGGCAAGGAACTATCAAAAGAATTTGTTGTTTGAGAATAAGAAGAAAAGATAGCATCGCACAACAAATCATTCGTAACTTTCTGGTTACGAGCTTGATACAATATGTGCATAAGTGTACCAAAACATAATCGTTTCATTGCGATGCCTCCTATTATTCTATTACAGCAATTTTTATATAATCGATCGACTCCATCACCATGACTATGCTTAATCATTAGACTCAGAGTATCTACAGTCTAGCTTGGAAGGGTTCTCTTCTATATAAAATGATAGCTCCTTGTATATTTCATTATAAAATAGAGCTTTTACGACATCCCTAAAAGAGTTTATTTCCCCATTCCTCCAACTCTAAAGTTCCATTTCATTCAGTATCTCCCTAAGCTTTTTAAGTTCTTCTACGCTTAAGGTTACACCTTTGCCCATCTTCTCATGTTCAGGTGCCCAATCTCTGATGTCATATTTAGGTTCCCTGTCATTCCAGCTGATTAAATTCAGCTCCTTTGACCAACCTTTATTGTTTTCGGATAGAGCACCCACAGTTTTTTTGATTTCGTATTTTATATCCGCCATCTAAAATCAATCCTTTCATCAATCAATTGTAAATTCCCCAGGTTCTTCTGCAACTCTATCTGACCAGATAACTTCTTCATAAACATTTCCAGCCATTTTCTCTGCTTGCCTCATGACAATATTCATCGCTTTTAATGCTTGATCTGGTGGATAGTCATACTTGCTAAGAAGCCTCTTAATTACACGTCTCATGCTCGCTCTTGCACTTTTTCGAACGCTCCAATCAATGGTGATATTATTTCTTATAGCCAAAGTTAATTCATGAGCGATTTTCTTAAGCGTTTCATCTTCCATAAGTTCTTTAACGATATCATCCGCTGTCAGTGCATCATAAAAAGCAATTTCATCGTCGCTTAGACCCAGTTCAGCCTCTTCTTCTCGCATCTTTTTAATGTCGTGGGCCATTCTAATAAGTTCTTCAATCACTTCAGCATTTGTAAGTGCTTGGTTTCGATACTTGTTTAGAGCCTTTGTCAGCCTTTCAGAGAACTTCTCTGATTTCACGATGTTTCTCTTTTCCATAGCTTTGATGTTGCCTTCTAATAACTTTTTAAGCATTTCTACAGCTAAGTTCTTCTGCTTCATTCCCTGAACTTCTTTTAAGAACTCTTCAGAAAGGATTGAGATCTCCGGCCTTTTGATTCCCATGGCATCAAATACATCAATAACATCTTCTGAGATGATGGAGCGTTCCAGCATTTGATGAAGTCTTGCTTCAATTTCTCTTTTTGATAGTGGCGTTTTGTCCTTTTCCTTTAGCTTGACAAGGCTGGCTTTAACTGCTTTAAAATAGCTGATTTCAAGAGCCTTTTCTTTCCCTTTATCAGTTGCAGCACATAGTGCATGAGCCTTTCCTAATTCAAGAGCTGTCTTTTTAAATTCCTTTTGTTCTTCTTCTTTCTTTCCGAGAATGAAGTCCATACCACCTACAATAGTCCTCATTCTTTCCACTTGGGAGTTGCCCATATATTTTGAGTAATCATAGCCATGCATCATGTCTCTTAATATTTCCAGTTTTTCAAGCATAACAGCAACAGCAACATCCGTATCAATACCAGTATTCTGACGATCCGTATTGGTGTATTGTTTTAAGGCGCTCTTTAAACTTTCTAAAATCCCGATATAGTCAACCACTACACCGCCTGATTTCTCTTTAAAGACGCGATTAACCCTTGCAATAGCTTGCATCAGGTTATGCCCCTTCATTGGCTTGTCAATATACATGGTATGCATGGATGGCACATCAAATCCAGTGAGCCACATGTCACGAACTATCACTATTTTAAGTTCGTCACTATTGTCCTTCATACGTTTGGCCAATAAATCCCTACGCTGTTTACCTCCTAGATGCTTCTGTAGCTTTTCATTATCTGCGGCGCTGCCGGTCATAACAACTTTTATTTTTCCTTTATCAACATCATCGTTGTGCCAATCGGGTCTCAGTTTTGTTATGGCATCATAGAGCTCAACACAGATTCTTCGACTCATGCAGACAACCATAGCCTTGCCATCGATGCTCTTTGCTTTTTCTTCGTAATGATTTACTATATCTTCAGCAAGCTTTTTGACTCTGTTTGGAGAACCCACAATGGATTCCATTCTGGACCATTTGGCTCTGTTTTTATCCTTCTCAAATTCTTCCTGACCTTCTGTGATCTCTTCAAACTCATCATCAATTTTTGTCAGCTCTTCTTCATCTGTTTCCAGTTTAATAATGCGGTTTTCATAATAAATCCGAACCGTTGCTTCATCTTCTACCGCCTGGGTCATGTCATATGTATCAATGGTATGACCAAATATGGCTACAGTAGATCGATCTTCAAGATCAATCGGTGTCCCTGTAAAGCCGATAAAAGACGCATTAGGTAGTGCATCTCTTAGGTATTTAGCATAACCATAATTCACTTCACCGGTTTTAGAATCCACTTTGGCCTCTAATCCGTATTGGCTTCTGTGGGCTTCATCTGCGATGATGATGACATTCTTACGATCAGTGAGTACTGGCATCTCGCCATCTTCTGGTTTGAACTTTTGAATGGTGGTGAAGATAATCCCACCAGACTCTCTATCATTTAAAAGGTCATAAAGCCCATTAACCTCAGTGCTATTACCACCCACATAATTCGTTCTCTGGCTATCTGAAAGTTTCCTTACTGTTGCTTGTTTTGGAGTCTGACGCAGGATATCTTTTGATTTAGAGAAGGTTGTGAAAAGCTGATCGTCCAGGTCATTTCTATCAGTTATGACCACGATGGTTGGATTATTCAGTTCCCGCACAAGGCCCCCGGTATAGAACACCATAGAGAAACTCTTTCCAGAACCTTGTGTATGCCAAACAACACCGATCTTACGATCGCCGTCTTCCTTTGTCGCTTCTTTTGTTTTTTCAATCGCTTTCTTAACAGCAAAGTACTGATGATAGGCTGCCAAGATTTTAATGATGGATTTTTTATCCCCTATTTTCTTTCCATCAATGTCCTTCTCCGGTTCTTTAGACTCCTGGAAAAGAATAAAGTTTTGAATGATATCCAATAATCTTTCCTTATGGAACATACCATTTAGCAATACTTCATACTGAGGCTCAGATAAAGGTGCGATATTCTCCCCATCAACGGTTCTCCAGTTCATAAACCACTCTTCATTGGAAGTAATGGTTCCTGCTTTGGCATTGATCCCATCAGAGATGATACAAAAAGCGTTATAGTTAAATAGTGATGGAATGTCTCTTTTATAAGTTTGTATCTGATTGAAGGCACCATCAATCCCCACATTTTCATCACTGGCGGACTTTAATTCTATAACCACAAGAGGTAGACCATTTACAAAAACAATGAGATCTGGTCTTCTCTCTTCATTTTCAATTATGGTAAATTGATTGACGACCACGAACTCATTATTACTCATATTTTCAAAGTCTATGATATATGCCCTTTTAGTTCGAATATGCCCACCTTCATTAAAGGATACTTCTATCCCTTCTGTCATTAATTGATGAAAATATCGATTGTTTTCTTCCAGCATTGGGCTGTTAAATGTAATCAGTTGACGATAGGCATCATCAAGCGCTTCTCTTGGAAGATCTCGGTTAATCCTAAAAAGTGCTTCTTTAACTCTATGTGAAAGGATCACCTCACGAAAATCTTTACGCTCCTCATAATCTCCACCTAAAGAGATGTCTGGGCCAAAGGCATAATCGTAGCCAAGACTTTGTAATATTTCAATAGCTGCTTCTTCAAGCATTGCTTCCGTAAAAATACCATTTACACTACTCATCACTACCACCTCCCAGACAATCTTTAATATTGATTCGCATTTCCAGAGCAGTCATTTGATTTAATTCTATTATTTTATTGATCACCTCGCACCTCCACTTCTCCATTCAACGAACCCACCTTGAATGAGTAGTTATTTGAACAGCTTTTTTAGTGTTTTGAATATATCAAAAGATGCTCGATTATATACTTTGTTATAAACTGCTTTCTTAGGATTTCTAAGAAACCCATATCCCCTAGGCATTTTTATCCCTGCCCTGTGCACTACCTGTCTTTTTATACTGGTCCTAGCAGAGATTCTTCTTTTTAGGCTAGGTTTCCGGAATCCAAATTTCATGATGCAGCACCTTCTTCATCCAAGGGAACTCTGATTTCACCTGACATGAGTTTTGGGAGTAGAGAATCTCTTATTTTTTCAAGTCTTTTCATTTCAACCTTTAAAAACTTTATTTTTTCAAATAGATATTTTTGATGTTGAGCTGCTTTCAAATATATTTCATTACTTGGAACTAATACTTTTGAATCGCTTAAGTCTTTTCTTTTTATATGTCCCATTGTAGTGGCCTTGCTTTTTGCAATTCTGTCAAATTTATCTAGGTGATACTTGTTCCATTGATAAATGAACCATTCATCAAATTTATCAGATGTAACCTTAAACAAATGTTGATTTAAGCCGCAAGTTCCGCCGCACCAAATATCAACTAGTAAACTACCAGACCAAGAAAATATTATATCACCGTCTCTCACAATATATTTATCATCAATATTGCAAGAACATAAATCGCTACTCTCATCTGTTCTTCCTTGACGTAATTCTTTAATTTTTAAGACTGGATAAGCTTTCTCAGTCTCTGCAGGTCTAAATTTTTGCATAGCTAAACCGTTGAGAAATTCTGCAATTTCATCGAGTCCCTTCACTTTCCACCCCTTAGGAATCATTCCAAGCTCGCTTTCAACCATTTCTCCACCACTGGACTTATAAGGTTCTCCATCTTCATTGGGAAATTCGAAATCTACAAACCACTGCTTGAATATTGCTTGTGCCATATTCTCTAGTGTTTTGTTGATCTGGTTATTGACTTCGATTTTATCGTCTAAAGTTGAGAGAATATAAGCTATGGCTTTTTGTTCAGATAGTGGAGGCAAATTCGCTTTTAAAATATCAAACGTATCTCTTGTAATAGTATTAAATACAGATCCATGAGTATTTTGTTGTATATTACCGATCATATTTTTTAGTAGATAATATGCAAAATTATTTGTAGTCATTTCTTTTGCTCTTAATCCATAACAAGACTGATTGAATGCCATTGGTCTTCCCAATTGAGCTAAAGCTCCTACTGTACCTCTAGCGGATATAATAAGGTCATCTTTTTTCAATAGTTTTGTTGAACTATTATTCAGCCCAATTTCAGTGATTGTTTTTTCAGTTTCATAAACATATCTGTATCCTGTATTAAAGTCCTTAACTGATAGCCAAGGAATACTACCACTCCAATATTCTGGAATACTTGTCTTAGGTGTTCCTCCTCCTATTATTTCAATTAAGTCTGAGATTTTGGACTCTTTCCATTCATTAAAACTCATACCCAATACCTCCAAGATTCTTTCTGATCTCATCTTCTAGGTGTCGGGATTTAGCAAAGAGTTCTGCCAGCTCTGCTGTCATATTTTCCATTTTTTCATCGAATGGAATGCCATCATCTTCCACATCTTCTATGCCCACGTATCTTCCAGGAGTTAAGACATATTCATGCTCTCTTATGTCTTCAATTTTTGCTGACTTACAGAAGCCCTTGATGTCTTCGTATTCTCCATCGACATTTCGCCATTCATGATAGGTTTCAGATATCTTACTGACATCTTCCTCCGTCAACTCTCTGTGACGTCTATCAATCATTTCTCCCAATTGTCGTGCATCAATAAAGAGGACTTCATGTTCTCTTGATCTGAACTTCGGATTATCCTTCTTGTTTCTGTTCAAAATCCATAGTGACACTGGAATGCCTGTGGAATAGAACAACCTATCCGGAAGTGCAACAATGGCATCGACCATATCCCCTTCTAATAAATTCTTTCTGATTTCACCTTCGTTTGAAGTGTTGGTACTTAGTGAACCATTAGCAAGAACAATCCCTGCACTGCCATTGGGAGCCAGATGATAAACCATATGCTGAAGCCATGCGTAGTTCGCATTTCCTGCAGGTGGAATACCAAACTTCCATCTCACATCATCTGTAAGCTGATTGCCACCCCAATCACTGATATTAAAAGGTGGATTAGCAAGGATATAATCTGCTTTTAATGTCTTATGAAGATCATGATGAAAAGTGTCATCGTGGTGTGGTCCTAGATTGGCATCAAGTCCCCTGATGGCTAGGTTCATCTTACAAAGTTTCCACGTAGTTGAGTTCATTTCCTGACCATAGATAGAAAGGTTTTCAACTTTCCCTTGATGATCTTCCACGAACTTTTCACTCTGTACAAACATACCGCCCGATCCACAGCAAGGGTCATACACTCTACCTTGGTATGGCTCGATCATGTCAACCAAAGTCTTAACTACACTGGTAGGGGTGTAGAATTCTCCACCACCTTTTCCTTCAACGCTGGCAAACTGGCCAAGGAAATATTCATACACTCTACCAAGTAAGTCCTTTTCTCCATTTTGATGAAGCTTTATGGTTGAAATAAGATCAATCAGTTCTCCAAGTCTTCGTTTATCTATTTCTGGCCTTGCGTAGCGCTTATCCAGTACACCCTTAAGGGATGGATTCTCTTTTTCAATGAGAATCATGGCATCATCAATGTACTGACCAATCTTAGAATCTTTTGCATTATCTTTGATAAATGTCCATCTCGCTTCTTTAGGAACCCAGAAGATATTCTCTGCTTCATACTCATCTCGGTCCTCTTCAAAACCTGCACCTTCTTCTACAAGCGCATTAAACTTTGTTTCAAATTTATCGGATATGTACTTAAGGAAAATCAGACCCAGTACCACGTGTTTATATTCACTGGCATCCATGCTGCCTCTCAGCTTATCTGCCGCTTTCCAAAGTGTCTCTTCAAATCCAATGTTTCCTGTGTTTTCAGCCATTAATATTCCCTCCAAATGTTTAATAGTTATGATCATCAAAGACTTCAAAAATTTCACTTTCAAAGCCTTCTTGTTCCGGTTCGCTGCTTACCCAATCAGGTAAGACTTCGTAATAGTGAGCCAATGCTTCAACCGTTTTGTGTAGAACTGATTCATGCTGCACTTTTTCAAGTAGTTCTACGATGAGCTTATAGGTCTCCAAGTATGGATTATTATCTACTATATCCATTGCTGCCTTAAACTTAGATACCAGCTTGGCCTTTTCAATATCTCGCTCTATAGCATTCATTTCTTCTTTATCATAGATGGGAACTTCAACAAGATCATTAATCTCTCCCAAAGAAAACTGCTGTTCATGCTTTTTGATTACAGGCTTCAGATCTCTTTTCAGCTTTTCCTTCTGGATTTCTAACTGATCAATTTCACTAAGCTCACGTCCAAAATAGGACTGGTCAATGCCAAAGAGTTCTTCTAAAACCGGTAGATATTTCTTTGGAATGTTCTGTCGCCCTTTCACCCACATGTTTATATTTTGTTTTTTAATTCCAAGTTTTTCTGCAAGTTCTATATGTTGAAGGTTATAGAGGTTTAAAATATATTCTAATCCTATCAAGTTCTCACCTCCTGGTGCAGGGCTATAATCCCACCTAATATTTATTGTACTTCATTTTATTGACTCGGTCAATATAAAGTGTAAATGTTTTCTAATTTTTTGACAATAATCCTATCAACTCACCACGTTTTTGTCAGTTATCTTATCAACTCACAAGCCCTAAAGTAAATCTAGCCACTCAACCTTACACTTTCATAGTCTTAGATAAGTTCCCACAAAATAAAAAACCGTGACTATCCTCCTGGTTAAATGCCAGATCTCAAATCACGGAAAGTGCTTATTTACTTATGTTTCTACGCTCTTACTTCTCTACTCTTGATAGCAATACTACCGTCTCAACGTGTGTTGAATGCGGAAAGAGATCCACGGGCTGAACTTCTTTTGTGATGTAGCCCTTTCGCTTGAGGTATGCCAGGTCGCGTGCGAGTGTTGACGG